GCCGAGGCCGCGTATGTCATACGTCAAATTATTGATGCCCGCGCCCAGGGCTTTAGCCGTTTTGCCGTATTCGATGAGGTCGGCGAACGGTTTCCCGCCACCAAACAAACCGTCGGTGAAACCGCCGATCGCCTTGAACGCGCCGCCGACAGCGCCGAGGACGCCTTTCAGTTTGTCCCAGTAGATGATCGCGGCGGCGACCGCGACGGCGACGATGACAAACGCGCCAATGACCAAAAACATGTGAAGGTTGAGGATGAGCAACGCGACGTCGAGCACGCCGACGGCGGCAGCCTGGATCGTCGCGCCGACAGCTGCGAGCAGATGCATCGTTCCCTGATGTTTCAACGCCAACGCTGCCAACGCGCTTTTTACCGTGAGGACGACGAGCAGACCGGACAGGGCGCCGACAGCGGCGATGACACCGGCGAACAGGGTGCTGTGATCCTGCGCCCAGTCGGACAGCGTGAGGAGCACTGGAATGAGCTGCTCGAGCGCCGGGAGGAGCGCAGCGCCGATCCCTTCTTGTAGTTCGCCCATGCCGACCTTCAGCTTGCGGAATTGGCCGGCGGTCGTGTTACCTGCGGCGTCGGCTGCGCCACCAAAATTCCCCTCGAGCACTCTGAGCACTTCTGAAAAGTCGGCGCCGTCTTTGATGAGCACGGCGAGCTCGGGCGACAACGCCTTGAGGCCTTTTGTGTTCCCGGCGAAACCTTTGCTTAGCGCTTCGGACACTTCGCCGAGGTCTTTGCCGGTAGCGGCGGACACGTCGAGGGCGACGCCCAGGAGCTCCTGCGCTTTGCCGAGGTCTTTGGTGCCGGTAACCAGGTTGCCGAGCGCCGGGCGGAGCTGGTCGTCGGCGATCCCGACCGAACGCGACAGCGACGAAATAAACTCCTCGTTTTTTTCGACTGCGTCTTTGCTCGCGCCGGTCGTTTTTTCCAGCGTCTGCCGCAATCTGTCCTGCGCTGCGGCGTCCTCAACTGCGGCGCCGATCGCGCTGCCGATAGCGGCGGTGACAGCGGCGAAACCGGCGGCGGCGAGGACAGCGGTTTTGCCGACGTTGTCGGTCGCCTTGTTCGCGTCGTCGAAACCCTTTGACACGAACTGCGAGATGATCGGGATGACGATCGCCATTAGGTCGCCAGCTCCTGATTCGTTTCGTGCATGATCGTGTCGAGCAGCGCTGACAGGTCGTGCTCAAGCTGGGCGCGTGTCGCGTTGACGGCGGGCCACATCACACGCGACGCGCTGCCGCCGATGTTGTTGACGAACCCGTTGGCGGTGTGGTCGTTTGCGGCCATATCGTAAAGCTGCCCGGCGCCGTCCTGTTGCACAACCCGGAACACGGTGTGGAGCTCGGCGGCCGGGAACCGGCCGATGTTCTTCGACCGGGGCTTCTTCGTCGAGATTGCGAATTTGACCTTTTTCTGCACGTTCGGCGACCACTTCAAACGGCCGCGTGTCATGCCCGACAGTGGCGGCGCCGTCGGGAACGCTGCGCGAGCTCGCGCGACCATCGGCGCAGCCAGCGCAGCGGCGTCCTTCGTGAACTGCCGGCGCGCTTTCGGGTCGACTTTGTTCAACGCCACCAACACCTCGCGTACGCCATCTACTCGCATTGTCAAGCCGTCGGTCATTTCTGTTTCCTTTCGGCGTTGATACAAGCAATGACGGTTACGAGGTCTCGGGATTCGAAGTCGACGTTATGCGGCCACCAACCGACAGCCACTAGCACTTCGGCTAGGGAGCGTCGGAGGGTTCCGCTGCGGTAGGGTTTTCGGCGGGTTCGACCGTTTCGGCGAACCGGAGGTCAACACACTTTTTGGCAAAGTCGCCGTAAAGCGCAGTGATGCCGGGAATCTGCCGATGGACGGCCGACGCCCACGCGATGTAGCGGAGGTCGCCGAGGCGCATCTTTTGTGGGTCGGTGAACTCAAGCGACGACCTAGCGAACTTTTCTTCCCATTCGCAGATAGCGCGCAGCGTCGACGTAACCGGGATGTCGCCTTGGCCGATGTCGTAGATCAGGTCAAATTTGATCATCAGGTGATGTCGCGCACGTAGCTGCCACCGTTGAACGTCGCGGTCACCATTGACAGTTCGCCGACGGTCGAGGCGATCGGCGTAAACGTCGGCATGAAGCAACCGGTGATCGTGTACTCGGGGTTCGACGCGGACTCAACCGCACCGGACGGCGAGATAACGATCGTGGTCGATAGGCCGCACACTGCGGCGAGCGATGCTTCGATCTCGGCGGCGCCGTAGCTGTTGTACAGCTCGAGGGCGACGGTGACGTTTTGGAGCCCGGCGACGTACAGATGACCAGTGTCACCGAGAGCAGTCTTTTCGAGCTGGTCGTTACCGACGGTCAGCGTCGCCGACTTGCACTGGTCGCTGTAGTCAACGCTGTTGACTGTCACGGTCGCGTTTGCGAGGAATGTGGTAGTTGCCATTTTTGCTCCTTATAGGTTCCGTGTGCCGATGCGGACGGTGAGGTCGTACGCCGGGATTTCTTGCGTTCCGATGATGGCGACGGACGGGCGGCCCGACACGATCGCCATGCCGGACGACGCCAGCAGCGTGTCGACGGTGGTCATCAGGTAGTCGAGCGCGTCGCTGTTGCCGGGCGGTGCGGCGAGGACGCGCAGCCCGATCGTGATGTCGAGAACGTTGAACGTGACGGCGGTGAACTCGGGCGGTTCGACGAGGACCGACCTCGGGCGCGCGTTCCTGGCGTCGGTGACCGGGTACAGACCGGCGGCGGTGATAGCCGCCGAGCATGCCGCTACGGCGTTCGCGAGCATCCCGGTGGCGCTCACGCCACCGACGACCTGGGGATGCCGAGAAGTTTGTTGATTTGTCCCATCGTGGCGCCGGGCGCGGTCGCGCCCATGTCCATCGAGTTGAAAGACTGGAAGCTGTCAACGCTGCCACGTTCCCGGTACAGGGTTTCGGCGTACAGCGTGACGCCGAGCTGCACGTCGTTACCGGGCGACGTTCCGGGCGCGTCGGTGTAACCGGCTTGCTGACGGCGACGGAACGCCCACGCGTTCGCAGCGTTCACGGCGGTCGTCACGTAGGCGGTGTCGTTGGCAGTGGCCGAGTCGATGCCAAGCGCGGCGATGACGAGCGCAGCCGTAGACCAGGTGCAGGTGATCGTTTTGGTGATCGTGCCGGTAGCGGCGGTGCGCGCCGTGTCGGTCCCGACGCACGAATAGAGCACTTGGTTCAATCGGGCTACGGGTTGGATCGCCGGGATGGTCGCGAGTTGCGACGTCATCGACGAGCCGGTACCGGTCTCGGCGTACAGCAAGTCGCCCTCGTTGCTGACGCCAAGGTACGGCAAACTTTCTACGGATCTCACCACTGCCGTCGAGTTGAACGGCGCGCCGACGCCGGCGATTACGATCGTGTCCCCGACGCTGAAACCGTTAGGCGTCAGCGTTTGGAGGCACGCGTAATCGTCGATGAGCTGCGACGAGATAACCGTGAACACCGACACGGGATCAGGCCTGCGTAATCTTCTGGATCATGGCAGCGGTGCCGGCGAACGTGGCGGCGTAGCCGAACACCGACACGGTGCGACCGAGGGTCGTCGGCGATTCAACCGAGAGGACGCCACGGTCCTGGCGGTAAATCTCGAACGCCTTAGCGTTCGCGATGATCATCGTCTTGGTAGCAAAATTCTTGTCGACGACGATTTGCAAACCCATTGGGTTCATGTTGCCGTAGTTGGCAGCGGAGCCGTTCCCGCCAACACCGTTGACGCCGGGCAGCCCAATGGACGGGAACACCGGCCGGTTGCTGCCGTCGACGAGCTGGCCCATAGCTCCCCACGTTGCCGGGTTTACGAAAATGTGGGTCGGCAAGAAGTTGGTCGCAGCGCACACGACGGCGGCGTCGAAAATGGATTTCATCAGGTCGGTGACGGTGAGGTCCCAAACGCCGGCCGAGGTGGCAGCGGCGAGCAAACCGTCGGCGGCGAAATTGTCGATGGCGTCGAGGTAGACGCCGGTCAGATCCTGAATCATGATCTGGAGAAGCGCCGGGTCCGAGAAGTCGATCGTCTGGTAAGACATGTTGGCCGAACCGGCGAACGTCTTTTTGGTGACCGTGTTCGACGCGATCACTGCCGTAGTGGCAGAAACGGCGGTCAGCTCGGTGGTTTGCTCGGCGACGGTCGGGTGCGTCGTCCACGTCGGCCGGATAAAGGTTGCGCCTGCGCCGTTGTTCGGCATCGCACGCGTGCCGAGGGCGGTGAGGACCGGGGCGAGGTAGTTGAGGTCCTCAAACACTGGGCCGAGGATTGGCACCGGGACGATGCCGGGGATGTTCGACAGCACTTCGTCGCCTGCGACAGCCTGAAGGACCGGCGCGTGCCAGTCGCGATAGTCGGCCCACACGCGCTGAGCTTCAACGAACTGATCGCCACCGGCGTGGAGGGCGGCGAGGTACGCGCCGGCCGATGGCAGACGGGGCTCGCGTCGTGGTGCTGCGGCGTAAACGGCGGTCGGAATAATGGTCTCGGTGTCGTACATAACGACCTCGCTTTCGGGTTCAGGTTGCGGTTCGGGTTCGGGGTCAAGCTCGGGTTCGCTCGCAGCTATCGACGTGATCTTCGCGGCGGCGAACGCCGGGATGGTGACGAGGGACAGCTCAAGCCACCGGGCGGCGGTGACATGCATGACAGCGCCGACCATGTGATGCTCAAGCGGTTCGGCGCCGATGGACACGCTGTCGATGACGCCATCTGCGAGCAGGGTCATGGCGTCGCGTCCGGCGGCCGTGTCGGACAGACGAGCCGAAAAGAGCATTCCTTCGTCGGTGGCGGCGCGTCCGGTGACGAGGCCGACGGGTTGTGCGGCGTCGTGCTGGTAGATCAGCTTCGGCGCCGGGCCATCCTCGGGCAGACTGCCGGGCTCAAACACAACGCGCATACCGTTGCCAACGGTCGCTTCGACGTTGTACGGGACAGCGATCCCGGTGATGGTGCGACGGCCGGCGCCAGCTTGCGCGTCGAGCTGCACAGCCTGAGCAGTGAAACGGATCATGCGTCCTCGTTCTCGTATCGTGGCGCAGCGGCCATCGGCATTTCGTGCTCGGGCATCGGCGCTACTTGTTCGGCCATGCCGTAGTCGGACAAGTAGCGGTCGACGTCGAACTCGACGAAGCGGCCACGGGGCAGCACTTGGTCGAGGCTTAACGTTTCTTGGATGCAATCCATGTACGGTTTCGCGCCGAAAAGGTACAGATCCTGTCGGGCTTGCTGCGCGTTCTGGTACGTGTAACCGCCGACGCTGATGCCGGCCAGATAGGCGGGAATGTTGGCGGCGCGTGCGAGCTCGAGCGCCTGAAACTGTCGAGCCTCGACGAGCTGGAGCCGGTTCGGGTCGGACTTGAACTCGGTGAACGTGACGTATGCGTTCAGCGCGCCGATCGAGTTGGTGGTGCGCGCTGCGGACCAACCGGCGGCCATTTCGCTGAGCTCGTCGACTGACAGCGGTTCGCCGCCGGTCTGGGACAAGTAGCCGGCGGCGATCTCGTTCGTAGCGAAACGTTCGGCGGACGCGTCAAGCCGGTTCGCGATCCGCATCGCGC